TAGTGGCGTTTTTAATCACCCTCATATTAGTAGTCTCTCCTAGGGCTGCTATGCGTAGCTCAGTAAACGCGGTGGCCCATGACTGGGCTTCGCCAATCGTAAAACCGTTATAGTAAGCAGCTCCACCAACAGCAAACGGCAATCCACCTAAGGTTGCGTCTCCCGATGGAGAGCTAATTGCTAACGTAAAAAATCTTGCTTGAACATGAACCAGCTTGCCAACCTTTATGTAGTAAGCACCTTGCACGCTTGTGGTCACTGATCCACCTCCAGAAAAGCTCCATGTCGGCGTCCACGTCCCCTCCTCATAATCATCCAGCGCATTAGCTGCTGCGGTGTCGCCGTTAAACTGGATGCCGCCTGTGCTGGCAGCCATGCGGAGGTATTTGTCGCCGGTTATGCGGAGGGCTTCGTCGGCGGTAGTTGCATTAGAACCGTCAGCTGTATTGTCCACACAGAACAACAGGCTGCCGCGTCCCCAATCCCCAGCTGGCACATGGGCAAGCGCAACCTTGCGTTGGCTGCCGCCCTCGTCGCCTCCGATATGAAAATAAGTTGTAGTGCTATTGATTAAGGTGTCTGACGGACCTACTGCCACGTTGCCTTTGACCACTAATTTGGCCGCAGGCCCTCCAGAGTTGCTATTATCAGCTGTACTTGTGCCAATCCCAACGATGCCCGAGCTGTCGATGCGAGCGCGTTCGGTGCCACCTGATGTAATCGCCAACGTATCCGCTGCCGGATAAAACAATCCAGTATTGAGATCGTCGTCTTTAGTGAAAGATGGCGTGGCGGCCGAACCAGCAAGCGTTACTGCAACTTGGCCGGAACTATTGGCCAGCAGACGATTGACACCACCAGTTGAGATGCCGAGCGAGTCGGCGCCAATTCGATAGATGCCTGTGTTGAGGTCCGACGCAAACGCCAACCCCGGCGCTGCAGCCGTGCCGTCTTCAAAGGCCAGCGTGCCGTCCAGTTCGCGCAGCGTGATCCAGGCGTTGTTGGCGGCGTTTCGCATCTTGAGCAAACCCGCCGTGGTGTCCGCCCAGAGCATGTAGGCGTAAGTGGTGCTCGGAGCCGTAGCACCGCTGTTCAGCGTGACGATGGCCGCAAGGCCGTTGTTCAGGTCAGCGCGAAACGCAGCCCCCGATTGGTTGGCAATGACGTAATCGTGCTGTGCCATTAGGTGATCTCCCGACCGTAGCCGATAGCAGTGTAGGTGAATTGTCTGCTGACAGCAGTGCCGGCGCTGTTTCGGAACACCACGTCAAAGCCGGAGCGCGTGACGCTGCTGATGGCAAAGTAGTCGCCGGTAGCCATGTCAAAAGCGGTGATGCCCACGCTAGGTGCTTGGTAAAACTTTTCGGCAAACGTTGCCGTATATGTCCCAGTGCCGCTGGTGAGCGTGGCCGATGATGTCGTTCGTTGCTGTAGTTCCACCTCGCAACCGAGTTCGTCGATAACGATGTTTTGGTCGATGGCCGTGCTGGTAGCAATGGTTTTGAACTGAAATGCGCGGCCACGCGGAATGGCATTGCTGAACTCACGCCAGCTGCCCCAAGTCGGCGATGCGTTGGGATCGTTGTCAGTGGCACGCACGTACAGCGCTGCGTTGACCTGATCAGCTGTTGGCCCATCAATATCAATCCAGGTGTCAATTAGATCAAAAAAATCATCCCAAAGTTGAGATGCAATGTATGGCCGTGTTACAAAATAACGACGGATATTAACATCAAATATGCCGCCAAGATCCAGTGTGCTGCCGAACTCGTATTCGCCTGTGCCAGCGTTGCTGCTTAATCCGTCAATCAATCCCAAGCCGTCCCAGTTGTTGTCTGTTGCAAAGTCATCTATTGGATCCCCAGTTGCAAGGATAAGCCCGTCAAATTCCGAGCTATAGATCATATTGGTAAAATTGCCTGAGAACGGCGGAGTTTCCTGATCCTCGCGGTAAGACTGAATCAGCAAACGTGGCTGTGGTGTTGGCAAATCGACAACGATAGCCGCAGCTGCAGCGCTACGCCTGCCGCCGTCATCTTCAAATTTGACAAGGTATGTACCTTCAAGTAACGGCACTTGCTTTTGCGTTTGTCCGCCTGATGCCGAAGACACAATATCTTGCGCTTGATCCCAAGCAGGAGTAACAATGTTAGTGCTGTGTCGGATAAGCACTTTGCCGCCTAGCAGCACATCAAGTTCAGTTGAACGATCCCAATTAAGGATGGCGCTTGCCTGGTCGATGGCAATCAGATTGAGGTTAGCTGGCGTCGCCGGTAAAGCAGTCTTACCTACGGCTTGGAACGTTAATAAAGCTGGGCTTCTTGAAGGCTTGAGGCTTGCATTTAACGAGTACACTTCGATATAATAAGTGCCGATTGTTGTATCAAAAATTTCAAAATCTGGGCGTGCTTGTGTATTTACGGTCCAGTTGCCATTTTGAGGGCGCCAGCGGATGCGATATTGATTGATGCCATTTACAGGTCGCCAGCTAACAAGAATTTTTGAAGCAGCGCGACCGTTGAGTTCGTATATCTCTTCTTTTGCGGAAAGGTTTGTAGGTGCAGCTGGGAGTCTGTTTAGATTTGTGATGTCACGATTTAGCAGCCTTTGATCTTGTTCAATGTATGCGTACTTGCTGGCATTGTAAGAAAGCGCTGTAACCGCATATTTGCAGTCATCTTGTTCTTGAACGCCTAATACGCGCCAGGTTGATGTTTGAAGATCGTTGGTTTGATAAATCCAAATACTGTTGGAATTCGGCGCACTGCTAAACGCTGAAGATACGGTGATTACACCGCTGGAAATGCTGCTTACAGATTTGGTCTCCACGGTGCCGTCAGGGAGAATCACCGAGAGCAGGGGGTTGTTGAAAAGGGTCAAGCCTGTGGCGTCATCCACCGTGATGGCTGTTGTCGTGGCTGATTTGATGCGCCCACCACGGCGAGAGCCAGCACGTACCGGATCGCTAATTTCAATGACCTGGCCAGGACGGACAACAACGCCAGCGTCAATGGATGAAACAAAGGTGACTGTTTCGGATTCTTCCCATTCGGAATAAAGCAACCATTCACCTAGCCGTTTAGCCTGACCGCGAGAGGTGCAGGCAAACGCGCTGACTTGCGTTGTCACAACGCCGTATTTTGCGATCAACGCTTGATTTTCGACTGCCTCATAGGCAATATCACGGGCCTCAAGATCCAGGTAAGACACCACTGCCACCGTGGGCCGGTTTTTCAGACTGCTGCTTTGATAGGTAAAGCCTTCCTCGGAAACGTTGGCAAGCGTGAACAGGTAGCTGCTGTCGGCTGGTTTGTCTTGGCTGACAGTCAACGCACCAGTGCTCCAGTAGGGCATGACGCGGAACACGGAGCACAAATCGTTGATGAGCTTGTATGCCTCCTCAGCGGTTTGGATGTTGCAGTTCATTGAGAACCGTGGCTCAAAACCGCCGAAGCCATCGGGCACCAGTGCCGATGAATACTGGGATGCTGCATAGAACGCCCACTTGTCGAGCTGTGCGGCGGCAATGTGATCACCCAATCCGTAACGCTTGGACGTGAGTAGATCCCACAAGCACCAAGCTGGATCGGTAGTCCAAACAGCAGCACCAAAGGTGCCATCCCACACGCCGTTGTAAATCAATCGACCAGTGGTGCTGTCAACAGTGGCATTACTCGGCACTTTAACTTTGATGCCACGAATGAGATAACTGCGCTGGGGAATGGAACTGAACTGCTCGGCGTCAATACGCAAATACACGAGTGCGCTGTTTGGGTAGCGCAATTTGGCATAAATAATTTCGGTGTAGCTAGTCCAATTAAATGCGTCGCTCAGCTTGGCCGATGCGCTGTCTGCTGTAACGCGAGTGACTTTAATATCAACAGGAAATGCGCCACTTAGATTTACCAAGTAATCACGCTGGTAAGCGTCTCCTGTGCGGCCACTGATGGTGTCATCAATGACCGTTGTGTAACCACCGCCATCGTATTGAACGGCAATCTGCAGTTGGATAGAAGAACCAACAATACTGCCGTCATCTTGAATTAACTGCAGTTGCGGCACCGTAATCGTGACACGCACTGCATCAACGTTGCTGTCTGTAATAGTGCGGACAATCGGTATGGCCTGTTCAACTGTTACGCCAACGGGCTTTTCGTCTCGGATGTTAGACGTGCCAGGGATATGCGATTGGATTTGCGTACCCTTGCGCGTCAGGATAGTTACGTTTTTAAAGTTATACGAACCATCAGGATTTTCCAGTGGTGTATTGTTGATAAAGATTGATTTGTTGCCATTTTTAAGGCCTTCGATTTCGCCTTCACTCAGCAAATCGAGAACCTGTGCGTATTGCGTTGAATTAAGATTGTCAGCTGCTTCTGTCGGGCTGCTGCCTGATCCGCCGCCGCCTTTGCCAGTGCCACCTGATGCGCCACGAATGAGGTCATCCATCAGCCGGTTACCTGCACAGTATCGATTTCGGCGCTGATCACGATAGA